TAAAAAAATAAAAAAATAAAAAAAAAATAATTTTAAACTTCTTACTAATTCGTTCTTTCAGAACGAAGATGGAGCAAGCTCCATTATGATGATGATATATTTACTTGTTTATGTATATTCAATTTAATTAATACTATTTAGATACTCAAATTGATATCAATCGATACTTTCTAGAAATTTAATTACTAAACAATACAAATTATAACATGGCAAATAAATCAAAGTCTAGAAAGGATTTATTCACTAAATCTTTAACGATGGACCAATTTACTATATTGAAGCAAGTTATGAGAGATGTTTTCTTTTTTGCTTCTTTAGTTTATATAGTCCATCCAATGAGGGGGAGAGTATTATTTAAGTTATATTCATATCAGAAGAAAGTTCTATATTATTTCTTGAAAGAAAGATTCAATATAATTCTTAAATTTCGACAGGCAGGACTATCAGAATTAATTGCTTTATATGCTTTGTGGTTAGCAATGTACCACCCACATAAAAATATTCAGATAATCTCAATTAAAGATAAAGTTGCTAAGAGATTATTAGCAAGAATTAAATTTATGTACAAGAATCTTCCTGAGTATCTACAAGTTCCAATTGTTAATGGTAAACCAGGGGAATATGGTACAATGCAGGAGATAGAGTTTTCAAATGGTTCTCGAATTACTTCAGTTCCAACTACAGAAGACGCTGGTCGTTCAGAGGCTGTTTCTCTATTAGTTATTGATGAGGCAGCTATTGTAAGGTATGCTAATACAATTTGGGCTGCAGCATTTCCTACTTTATCAACTGGAGGGAGTGCAATAATCAACTCATGTATAACTGGAGACACAGAGATTTTATCTAGAGATGGGTACTTTAGAGTTGATTCAATAGCTCCAAAAAAATTCGGTAAGAAAAACATTGAAAAATTAGGTATAGAAGTATTAACTCATACAGGCAAATGGCAGAAAGTAATCGGAGCTATAAACAAGGGTGAATTGGAAACTTGGGAGGTTGAGGATAATTATGGTGAAACTATTAAATGTACACCTGCTCATAGAATGTTAACAACTCAAGGTTGGAAGACAACTAAAGAAATAGTTACGAAAAAAATAAATATAATAAAGTTTGAATCTGGGATAAAGAAAGTTAAAGAAACTCCAAAAACTAAAGCTCCTGATAAAGAAATAATTAAGACTGTAAAAGGTTTCTCAAATTATTCAATTTCTAACTTAGGGAAAGTATATATCAATAAGAATAGTAAATTGATAGAAAAAGATTCTAGAAAAAATAAAGCTGGGTATCATAGGATTAAACTTTGGAATAAAGGAGAAAACAAAACATTCACTTTATCTAGGTTAGTAGCTGAACATTTTATTGGTAAAATACCAATGGGTTTCATAGTTGACCATATAAATTGTGATATAAATGATAATCATGTAAACAATTTACAGATAATAAGCCCAAAAGAGAATTCAAAAAGAGCTATAGATTATTCAACTGGATTAAACATTAATCAGAATACTGGTAAGGGTTTTCCTAATATTATATTAATAGCTAAGATAAAAGAAAAATACGAGAAATATAAACATTTAAGATCAAAACCAGGTGATAATAGAGGTAGTTATATTAAAACAATAGCTAAAGAATTATATTATGAAGAGGGTATAGAAGTTAAAGATTCTTACATTTCTAGGGTTATAAATAACAAAAGAGCTAAAGGAGTTAAAATATCTAAGCTTAAAATTAAACGTAAATTTATAGAAAATATTTACGATATATCAGTTAACGAAGATCAGTCATACGTAACTAAAAACGGCTTTATTAACCATAACACGCCATTTGGAATGGGTAACTGGTATCATCAAACTTGGGTTCAATCAATGACACCTGGTGATATATTCCACCCCATAAGGTTGAAGTGGACTATGCACCCTGAAAGAGATATGAAATGGTATCAAGAAATGGCAACTGCTCTAGGACCAAGAAGAACATCACAGGAGATTGATGGAAACTTCTTAACATCTGGTTATTCTGTATTTGACTTGGTTGATATAAAAGCAATTGAAGATGAGTTAGTAGCTCATGAAATATTAGAAACTAGATATAATGGTTGTTTGAGAATATTTAGAAGACCTAAAGCAGGAGTTAGATTCTTCATTGGAGCAGATATTGCTACAGGTAGAGGTCGAGATTACTCTGCATTCACTATTATGGATTCTAAAGGAGAAGAGTATGCAGTATTCAAAGGTAGAGTACCAATAGAAAAATTCACTGAAATACTAAATGAATATGGTAGATATTATAACAATGCTCTATTAGCACCAGAAGCAAATGATATAGGTTTATCAGTAGTTATTGGTTTACAACAGTTATATTATCCAAATCTTTACTACTCTAATAAAATGGTAAAAGAGAAGGGAAGTTCTAAACCTAAAGAACAGAAAATCCCTGGTTGGTTAACACATTCAGGTAATAGATCAATAATCATTGATGAATTAGAAGCTGATATTAGAAATGATACTATAATAGTAAAAGATAAGTTTTTCTGTGATGAAGCTTATACATTTATTTATGATAATATGAACAGGCCAGTAGCAATGGGTAAAGGAGGTTCTAAAGATGACGATGAAGCTGATGATACTACATTTACCGATGATTCAATATTAGCAAAAGCAATTACAAACCACATAAGAAAGACAAGAGACAATAGTGTAGTGGTAGTTCCACGTTAATACAATACTCTTAAGACATTTAACAAATCATAACAAAATAGCTATTTTATGAATATATTAGGTTTTAAAATTCAAAGGAATAAAAGGAAAATTCCTGAAGAGTTAGTTAAGAAAAAAGAAATTAAAATACCTGTTAGTTTACCAAAATCACAGGTTTCTAAAACTCAGGTTTCTAATAGTGATATTCTTGCAGATACTAAGAAACAAACTGAATTTATTGACTTAGAATACATAAGAGAATTAATTCCTCAGATTAGGAAGTTAGCTAAGATTAACCCAGACATCAAATTAGCTATGAAAGATAAAAGGGAATTAGCTAATACAGTACATAAAGTATATTTTGATAAAGACGTACCACTTGCTCAACAAAAAGCAATGAGAGATCACCTTAAACAAGCTAGTAAGAATTGGTCACAATATAATGCTGGTATTCAAGGTATAATCAATAGAGTTATAAACCAGGGTTCAATTTCAGGAGCTTTATCTGCTGAAGTAGTGGTTAACGAAAATTTTAATGGGATTAAGAAAATAGTCATGGTTAACCCCGATGAGATTATATTTAGATTCAATAAGAGAACTCAAGATTTTCACCCCTATCAAATCATCAAGAATAAGATTGGTGGAGACATCAGTAAGAGGTATGTTAAATTGAATCTTGAAACTTATAAGTACTTAAGTTTGAATGGTGATACTGAGTTACCTTATGCGGATCCGGAATTTATGGCTGCTGTAAATAACATCAACTCTCAAAGGAAGATGTCTGATAATATTGACTTTATAATCTCTCAGTTAGGTCTGATGGGATTTTTTGAAGCGTTAATGGAAAAACCTGGAAGACAAGCTAATGAGAATGATGATACTTATGCTAAAAGATTAGAAGGCTTATTAACTGGTATGAAAACTAGTTTAGAGAATTCAATGAAAGAAGGTATTACAGTTGGTTATAAAGAAGATCATGAATTTAACTTCCACTCTACTACTAAAGATATCCGAGGAGTTAGTGATATATTTAATCTAAATGAGAACCAGATTGCTAATGGTATAGGTCATCCAGCTTCATTCTTAGGTGTACCTTCAAGTGAGACTGAAACTCAAATAGCAATTTTATTTAGTAAAGTATTATCTCAATTAAGTAACCTACAGATACATATTGCATATCTATTAGAGTTTTGGTACACTTTAGAATTAAGATTAGCAGGTTTTAAATTTAAACACTTAAATGTAAAATTTGATAAGTCTACCGTTACTGATGAATTGAAATTCCAACAGTCTAAAGAATACAAAATACGTAACCTAAGAGTATTATATGCTGATGGAATCATCAATCAAGAAGAATATGCAGATGAGATGGGGTATGAAGCACCAGATCAGAAAGAACCAAGAGTACCAATAGATCCGGATGGTACTTTAAATGACGCCCAGGATAAACGTGATCGTAAGAAAGATCAGGGTAAATCTGATAAAGATACTAGAGATAAACGGAAAGACCAACCAAGAGATAACAATAAAAATTAATTTATATCGATATGAATGAAGAATTATTAACACTAATTGGGGGTTATAGTCTGATCAGCCCTCATCTAAGCGAGAAAATCCCATTATCTATGGCTAATGAGAAGAGAGCTAAAGATATTGAAGGGTGTCCAGATGGAAAATGTACTCTTAAACAGTTTGGTTTATTTGATACTGCTTCTCCAAATTATACAACTTATTATGGAGATGTTACTGCTGAAGACCTTAACCCAAAAGATGAAGAATACAGCCCTACTTTCTTCCCAAAAGATGTTCTAAAGAACTCAATGTCAATGTTATTAGGTCAAACAGTTTATGTAGACCATGAGATGGCAACGGGGAATGCCTTAGGAGTAGTAGTAGAAGTTGAGTGGCAAGAAGCTTATAAAACTCCAGATGGTACTAAGGTTCCTGCAGGAATTAATGGTAAAATGAAGATTGATGGTAAGTCTAACCCCAGGTTAGCCAGGTTAATTAATATGGAGCCACCT